TTGTTTACGTTAGCTGGTGAACAACCTTCAGCAATATTGATATTAGTTATATCTGTATTATCTGCTGACGTTGCACTAAATTCTGAAATTTTGGTTTTTGCCATCTTTTATCCTTGTCTTAACCATATGTCTGTACTTGAAGTTGTATCAGTCCAAGTTTCTGTTCCTGCTGTAATTTCTGTCCATGTATCTGTAGATGGTGATATTGCAGACCATGTTTCTGAACCTGCTGTTGCATCTGTCCATGTTTCTGTGCCTGGAACTACAGGTATCCATCCTTCACCTTGCCTTGTGCCTTTAGCTGTTACACTTCCTATACCTTCTACATAAGCAAAGCCTGCCCATGTTGCATTAGGGCTTGCTGTAACTGTAGCAAAAGCATCTATATCTGCATGAGCTGATATAATGTAGCCACCAAGTGCTGTGACTGTAGCAGTTCCTGTGATAGAACCACTATCTAGTCTAATTCTGTTATAATTAACTTCTACTTGAGCATTGGCTGTGATAGAAGCATTACCACCTATCAGTAATGAACCTAATGCTGTTACTGTACCTGTTGCTGTGATACTTGCTGAAGCGAGTGCTATAGAACCGCCAGTAGCAGATACTGTAGCTGTTCCTAATATTGCACCACTACCAAACTGTGTTCTAGTAGCTATAGCGGATACGTCTGCAAAGCCATTTATAACTGCACTACCAAATACTAATGCACCGCTTGTAGTGACTGTGATTGTTGCAGTAGCGTTAATGCTTGCTGCAGATGTTCTAAAGCGTGTTCCTGATGCAGATACGGTTGCGTCTGCTGTAATCTGTGCTGCAGCTTCTACTGTCCTACCTGCTAATGAGCTAAAAGGTGCTTGGGAGAAACTTGCTATGCCAAACATTTATTGCTCCTTATTCGTCTGCTGGTAAAGGGGTATTTCCCTCGTTAAGCCATTTTAGGTAGGCTTGGTAGTCTGTGTTAGCTGGGTCAAATGGGATGTAAGCGTTATCTGATAAACGAATAATGCCATTTAAAATTTCGTTTGTTCGTGGAGAACGATAAAGTTTATACATTTTAAAGCTCCGCTGATGCAGTTATAAAACCATTATTTGACATATTTATTACTGTTGCATTTCCAGCAACAAGACCAGATGAACCAGTCCATGCTCCAGTGCAAAGAGCATTGACAGTAGATGTTTCAATAGTTGTTCCAGTAAAAGCAGCTGCTCCACTTCCATTAGCAGTAGTAGGAGTAAATGTTCCAGATGTGGATGTAGTTGCTGCTGTAGGTGTAGCTCTCATTGTTACTGGCAAGTCAAGAATTTTTCCAAATGCAGCTGTTGTTGAGTAACACTGTAACATAACTGGATAACTGTTTCCACCATTTGTATTTTGATGTTTATAAAAATACCTCTGGCAGTTAGCCAATTCCTGATTATAAAGTCTGCGTTCAAACGGTGTTGCTGTTGTGTTTTGTTCTAGTTGCACACCTGTGATGTAGAAGGTAGCTCCGTTAGTGCCTACTACTGATGTAGCACCTGTGGCTGATACATAGTTTGTTGCAGCCCAAGCACCAGCAGTTCCAGAATATGTAGAACCAGTTCCTAAACTAAACCATATATATAGACCAATTCCATTAGTAGTTAGCCAAGTTCCAGATGTATCACCTGCAATAGTTACAGACTTTAGTTCCCATGTATTAGCAACAGATATTGTATATGTAAAAGGATAACTTCTAGTAGCTGCACTATTTCTTAAAGAACCACTAAATGTTCCTGTTAATGAACTTCTTACCCAAAAACTTAAAGTAACTGTTTTGGCAGTAGCTTTACCAAAGTCTAAATCATCTATGTTGTATCCTTCTATTGATTGAAGAATTGCATAGTAATCATTAGTCAAAATTGAATAACTTGATTGAGATGTAACACCTAAATAATTTGTAAATCCTGTTGGGGGAGTAACTGCCGCAGCATTTTGTTGTGCTATCAATTTTCCTGTTACAGATTGAAGCACTTGCCATCTATCTAATGTATACCCACTAATTGTATTTGCAGTAGCAGCACCAGCATTTCTCTGGTCAATCCTCATATCACCATTTATAATACGGTTCTTTAGCACATTAGGTGATGCTGCAGCAGCTTGTAGACTACTGTCTGGGAATGTGACTCCATTTGTTCCTGATATGCTAACAGGCATTATACTGTTCCTTCTATTATATTTTGTTTTGTTGCCGATATTAAAACTTGAGTATTTGTTTCGTTAGCTTTAACCATTTCATTACGGAATGATTCTACGGCAGCACCTGTTGAGCGTTGTTGTTGGCTATTTTCAATCATTAACATAGGCATCCAAGCAATAGCACAAGCCCATTCATCTACTTCCGCACCTGTATTAGGATTAGTTCCACGAACTTGTATAAACCATGCACAATCTGTTTGTTTGCAAGGCTCAAAGTTATGTAGTGGGCAATTCTGCTTGGCTTCTATTTTCATTTTCTATCGCTTCATCTTTTTTTGCTTGCCATAATGTAATTACAAATAAATAATCATCAATATTTGCAATCTCTTTATTTTCTATGATTCTATTTCTACTATCTTTAATTTCTACTTCGCCATAAGTATCATACCATTGAACGGCATGAATTGATTCATCTAGTCTTGATAAATCTATGCCTTTATAACCATCATTATCAACTGATACAAAGCCATCTTCTTTTATAATAGTTAATCTCATCTTTAATCTTTCGTTGCAATAATTACGTCAACATATTGAACTGCTAAATTAATTGCTGTTCCACTAAATGAATGGTTATGTGAACTACCACTACCTTGATTTTGTGTTGCCCAGCGCAATCCATTTCCATCAGCTGCATCACGATAGTACAAAGAACGACAGTATTCGCTACCACCAAGACCAATAGTTCCTTGACTTAAGCCTCCGCCATCAAGAATTTCATTGTGATTATGAGTTGCTAACTGCGCTGTTGATAATGTCGTACTGCCAACAGTACCGCTAACAGCTTGGCTTGAAAATGCAGTTGTAAACGCTACAGAACCACCAGAACTTGCCGTTCCACTAACTACACGCAACGCTTTGTTATCGTGAGATACATCTTTAGTCCAACCAGTAGGAGCAGCAGTTTGTTGGAATAACAGTTTAGTACCACTAGGAAAAGCATCTACTTTGCCACTTGTAGTAGGCAATGTTAGCGTAGTTGTGCCTGATACTGCTGGAGAGGATAATGTAACGCTACCAGATGTAGAACCGTTAAGTATAAGGTTAGCCATTATTTAGCCTCCAATGTTTCTACTCTTGCTTTTAGGTCGTTGATGATGGTTTGTTGTTCTTGGATGGCTGCTGTTAAAACTGGAATAAGCTCTGTATAATTAATTCCATATAATCCACCATTTTGCTCAACAACTGTTGGCTCAATTTTTTCCATTTCTTGAGCTATAAAACCAATATGTTGTTTATTGTCTTCACTTTCTTTCCATGAATAATATACAGGATTCATAGAAATAACTTTATTTAATCCATCTGTTACTTTACTAGTAACATTTTTTAATGTTCCATCTGATGTTCCAGTCCAAGATGTATTACCTGAAACCAAATATACCCCAACAGTAGAGGCATTCCAAACACTAAATGATGTTTGACCTGCTTGGTCTTGCGGTCCAAATGAAAAGTCACATGAAGCACCTACTGCTCTAAACATTGAAAAATTTACTGGTGCAGAAGTAGTTTTATACAAAACTCTACCACTAGAGTCTATACGCATACGTTCTGTGCCGTTAGTATTAAACTCTAATCCATATGGGTTTGTTGCATTGGTGCTGCCACGAAAAACAATTGTTCCACCAGCATTGTATGATGTTCCTGCTGAAATTGCGATACTTCCTGCACCAGTAGTATTAGCTAAAATATCTGCTACAGAAGCTAATCTTAAACTTCCAGCAACATCTAGTTTATGAGCAGGACTACTAGTACCAATCCCTACATTACCACCATTAGGATTAAGAACTAACGAATAATTTGTGGCTAAATTAGTGGTATCAGTTGATTGAATCCATGCATAGTCACCGCCATTTGTACCAAAATCTAGTGCTGATGTGAATGTTGAACCTTTTAATCTCAATAATCCGTAAGTTTGAGTTGTGCCTGATGTTTGCGGTGCGCCACCTGTTTGTGAACCTTGAATAACAGACCTAACTCCATTAAAGGTACTTGTACCAATCCCTACATTCTGTGATGTATCTATAGTTAAGGCTGTAGTACCATTATTAGTTTGTAATGCTAATGAGCCACTATTATCAGGCTGTATCACTACACCATTAGTGGTAGTTGCATTTATAATTGTACTCATACTATCACCCATCTTGATGTAGAAGGAACTGTAACTGTAACACTTCCAGAGATAGTTATATCCCCAGCTTCTACAGAGTTATATCCTGTAGGGAATGTGTAAGATGTACCTATAGTTCCGTTATTAACATTAAGTCCGTTAGATGCAGCAAACTGTGGTGCATAAGCATCACCATTAGCATCTTGGTATACAGCTTCTTCAGCAGGATAAGTTACAAATACATTCTTTGTGCCTGCACTAAAGTTTACTGCTGTGCCACCATTGCTAGACTCTAGTATAGTATTACGAGCTAAAGTAGTGCCTGAAGATGTATATGTACCTAGACCTACTTCCCATTCTGCACCACCTACAATAGCGTAGTAAGTAGTATTACCATCACCTATTGCAGAGAATGACTGAAAGCCAGATACTGCACCAGCAAGCGTAAACGTACCTGTGCCTGTGGTAGTAGAAGTCTCTTGGACTCTATCCTTTACGACTAAAGGCATGAGTTATCCTTACGCTAATGTAACTGAAAGATTGCCTGTTGAAATCTTAAAGATATCACCAGAGTCAATTGTTTTAGATGTATCCAAAGCGGTGTGATAAAGTAAATTACCTGATGTAGCAGCATCATTAATGCCTATCCATCCAACCACTCCCCAGCTAGCAGTCGCAGTAGGGAAGGTGACATCTGCATCATTTAAGATGTTACCAGATGTACCTGAAGCTGTTGCAAAAGATACAGCAGTTCTAGCGTAAGAACCACCAGTTACTTCTGTGCCTGAAGCATCATCATTAGGGTTTGAAGTCCATAGTGATACATAAACTGTTGCTGGTGCTGTGTATGTAGTTGCATTTAGAGTTGCATTTAAAAGTGCATTCTCTAAGTAGTTACTCATTTCTGCCATAATATTTTCCTTATCGTGGTGTTACGTTTAGTGTTGTGTATGCGTATGTTTGACCTAAGTCGCTTTTCTGAATATTAGCAATTGCTCTATCGTATAATGCTGACCATGTTTGAACTCGTGGGTCGTTCATTAAATAAGGCTCTGCCTCTGCTAATGTTGCGTAAAGTAAAGCATCTGGATAGTATGCTAAGAACAAGTTACTAGAAGTTGTGCTAGAAATAAATGTAGGTTGAGCATAGTATAAAATTTGAATGGTGTAATCTGTATCTTGAGTAGGTGCAAACTGAAACTCTGTACCTAACATTGTAAAGTAGTGTGAACGACCTGATAATGTTGTTTGACCATTACGGAAGAACAAGTCAGGTGTTTGGAA